GAGGAGTTTTTTGACATCTTCAGGACGATCAAGAGCTAGGAAGATAACTTCAAGGTCTATGTCACCTTTTTTGATGTGGTGTGTGTATGGGACTGACCAAGTGAATTTTCCCCAGTTTGTTTCTGGGAACCAGTCAAGCCATGTCTTAATAGTTGTAGTTCGTAGCTGTGGGTTTGTGTTCCGTATAATAGCCCATCGAGACTTTCGGATTCCGTCTGGACCTTTCTTTTGCTCAAGCGACCTGCGAAAAACTTCAATACAGCATCCAACACTTTTACCACTCCCTACTGGGCCACGAATCCCACGAAAGAACGTACTGTCTTTCATAAATGCTTTTAGCACATCACCGTCTGGTTTGTACTTTAACTCAGTCACCGCAACCCCGCGTCTGTACCTTGTTTAATAATACGCTCTGCAATCTCTGGCCCAATTGCATCTATCATCTGATCCAGCATGTAATTAGTCACAAACATTTTGCCATGCTTTTGGTCAAAGAATTTAAAATGTTCCTTCTTCACTATATTGCGTAGAAGGTTTAGCTCTTCTTGCTTCAGTGAATTGGTAAAGCTCATTTTGTAACTTTCTTCTTTGGAGCCGCCTTTTTCTTTACAGGCTTCTTAACTGGCTCTTCACCTTCGATAAGCTTAGAAGATTGAGCGGTTCGTGTTGCACCAGTCCATGTCCAACCAGCAAATTCGTGCGTTGGGCCAGTCCAGAGTTCATTCGTATTCTTAAGATACCAAGCCATTATGTTCTATACTTCCTTACTTTCCTAGCAATCGCTTTCGGTTGAGCCACAAACTGCTTACCCTTCGCCTTGCCCTCTCGTTTAGCTCGGGTTGTAGCTGCATATTCAGAATCACTAAGAGCAGCAATAGCCGCAGAAGGTAAGTAGCGTTCACCAGTCTCGCTGGATTTCTTACCACTCTTGGTGCGCCACTTCTGCTTGCCCCAGTTAAGTAGAGATTTTTGCGGAGCTTTCATCTGCTTCCCTCTGCTTCTTTAGTATGGCGTTCAGTGTGCCGCGATCTTCGTAGCTCATTACATCTGTTTTTTCTTTAAAAGTGACATACGACCACGCGCTGTTTCGTCAGGTGACTTAATGCTGCCACCGCCGCCGCCTCGACCAACCATTTGACTAGCCTTGAGTTTATAAGGCTTTCCAGATTGCTGGTTCTTTTTTTCAGCAAAGGCTGCGTCAAGTTGACGAGCTAGTTTTGCAGTTGTCCGATCCATTTTTTTTGTTTTTAGCTTATCTTTAGAATTATCAAAGCGCGATTCACTTATTAAACCTCCGCGATCTAAAGTTCTATTAAATGATCTTTGCTGCGCTTCATCCAGCTTGTCGCTCCATCGGCGCAAAAGACTTGCAATCTTTTTATCAATCTTTGATTCTGGTTCGGCCATTATCGGTATCCTCCACCTTTTGCTTTGTATTCCTTGGCAAGTAACTGCGCCTTACGCGCCGACCACTGACCAGCAGCCGTTCCGTGAGTCGCCTTGGCCTTGATCTTCTTAAACAAGCTCTTGCGCATCTTTGCCTTTGTATAATTACCCGCAGCGTTTACCGTACTCATGGCTCTTGAGTCTCCTTGTCAGGCATGTCAGCTAACATCTGACCTAGCTTTTCGTAACGCTTCATCATCTTCTTACGTTCCGCGTCTTTAAGCTTAGAAGAAACAGTAGATTTAGGTGTCTTTTGTTTGCTAAGAAGATTAACCAAAGACTTCTTTACACCAGTTGCCGCAGGGTCAACGTCAATCTTTAGCTTCTCCGCTAAGTCATCAAACTCTTTCTGAAGTGCTTCACGATCAGCCATTTGATTCCTCCATATTCAACAAAGAACGCTTCTTCTTAACACCCTCATATGCTGGCCCTTTACGGTCAACCTTCTCTTTAACCTGAGACATACGCAAAGAAGGAAGCTCACCAAAAGAAGGTTTCATCTCTGAATAAAACTCATCAGCACTCTTGGCTGGCTTTGGCTTACCACCACCACCGAAACACATACCCTAATCCTTCTTCTTGTGACGCTTGGCAAAGTTACGAGCAGCCTCAACACTGCCAAACCCCCAAGCCTTCAATGCTAAAGCCTTACGAGTCGGACGACCCTTGTCATCCTTCATCGCACCCTTCATCCCAGAAAATCTAGCAGCAAATGACACCCTCCTAGGATTCGTGCCACTCTTTACTGGTGCCTTAAGATTGGCACCCTCAGTGCGTTTAAAATATGCACGACCCGCAGCATTCAAGCCACCCTTAGGATTCTGATACTTCTTCGCTGGCATATCCGTTACTCTTCAAAGCCTTCTTCGCAGCCGCATTCGAACGAATACGTGCTGGCGTTGCTTCTGCTGGTTTCTTCTTACTCATTTGTCACCTTTAACATGATCGAACCTTTTTTGCAAAAAATAAGAGTGAGGGACTATTACAGTGACAGTGGCTTCCGTTTTTGACCCCCACCCCCCTGTGTGAACCAGTGACAATCGATTAACCTAGATCGATGCTAACCTTGATGTCACCAGCTACTTGTACCTGTGAGCGATCGATCGGTTTGAACCCAGCACGATCAAGGATATCCTTGGATGCCTCTAACTGAACATACTCACTCTTGGCACCCGAAGCGAGCTTTAACACCTTAGCCGCAGCGACCGTAGCATTCATCCCGAGCTGTTCACTTATCCGTTCCATCATATACTGTTGCACATGTGGTTGTCGTAAGGCCTTGGAAGCACTGACTCTTCCAGACTCACCATCAGCATAACCTGCTTCTTTAGCAGCCTGAGTGACACTGCAACCTAATGCTACGAGTGTATCCACCAACGCTGTCTGTTTGTCAGTCAATTTCTTATTAAGAACGGTGTTCATTGTATCCTCTCGTTAGCCCCCCTCTCCCTCTCTCCCCCCACAATAGCCCGATTGACTGACACCTTGTCAAGATGTGACGTAGCGTCACTTGTGCCTAAGGTCTGTGCTTGGCACCATATGTAGTATTGACAGGGCGATTACGGGGTCTCGTGAATCAAGTCAGCGAAGCTGTCTTGACCCTGCGGGCTTCCACCCTTCCCTCGCAAGCTCGGCTATCGCACTCTCGTGGACGAGGACAGGGGTTCGTCGATCCGAAGGATTGTCGAATCAGTCCGAGGGGATACGCACGTGCAGCTGCGCGTTTGCGTTCCCCTCAACAGATTCGCCAAGTCACAGTGGCCGCTGCCCACGGCCTAGTTCCAGTCGCACACTGGAGTGCAGCACCAAGCAGAGGCACATGCCCATCGAGGGCATGCGACTCTGGCAGACGGACGCCGCTCCCGCTTTTGGCGTCCTAAACCCACACGCGGGTGCGGGTTTACCTGCGGTCAGCTATCGCGTGAGTTTATCAACGGCAGGTTCGACCCGCGTAAGGGGAGGACATGGCGGTGAATAATAATATTGATAGACCCACGCAAACCACGCAGCAAGAGTCCAAACGCTATTGTGTCACGCGCAGCGTGACGCTCTTTAGTTTATTCAGACTCTTGGATGCGCGGTTTCCTGTCCTTCGGCTGAAACACTTCGTGATCGTAGATCACCAAGTGTGTCAGGGTCTATAAATATTACCTGCCTTAGTGATGTTCGGGAACCGTTCAAAATTATCATGAAAGGAAGAACAATGAACAAGATAGAATTACATCAGTATCTGATCACTACACCATGTGAAGAAGACTGGAGCGAGGAAGAAGCAATGATGCTAAAAGGCCCAGCCTTTTGGTATGATTGCGAATGTTTCGCTCTGCACCAAGAGGAAGAAGAAGATACAATAATATTTTGAAAGAACCGCTGCCAACTGATCGGTCAGAAGCAAGGCAACCTCGGCAGAGCCGAGGCGCAAGCGACCTTGCGTCTGTCCGATGCAGTCGGACGGGCGCGAAGGTGTCGAAAGACAATAATAGAAACTTATCAAATATGGAGAACACAATGGATAAGAAACAAGCGAAACTAATCAACTCAACACTTCAATCTGCTTACACAGGTGAGGACAACGTAGCACTAAGCGCAGCGATAGCTCGCTTGTGTGCGGAGATGTACGATCCGCGCATGAAGCTAAATCAGGACACTGGTGCATATGAAGAAGTCAACAGCCACCAATGGGAACAGCTCTTCTTCATGCAACACATTGCGAACCACTTGTGGGCAGCAATGTATGACACACGCACCAACAGTAAGGGTTACGTCAAGGGCGTTAAGCACAAGCTGGACAAAGCGATGGTCAACTTGAAACAGGCCAGCAAGCAGTACGATGGTACTGAGATCGCCCTTGAGGCTCTGGACAGAGCCGAGATGTGGGTGCAGCAACTCGAAGAGAAGCTTGCGATGTTCGAGGAGATGTATCACATGTTTGCCGACTTTATGGAGGTGGCATGTGGTACCACCCACAAACCATGGGAACCATGGACTACAGCAGTCGAGGTCAAGCCAGAGGCAAGCTCTGACAAAGAGGCAGAGATTGCGGCACGGCTTGCCGAGCGAGGCCTTGATATGCCAGTGGGTAATGCAGCCAACACAGATGGTGTTGCATCCGAAGAGGTCGCCTAGCGACCTCGTAGGAGGGGGGCAAGCCCCCTCCTACATTCTCTCTCTTCTCTTCTCACGTTGGCTCTTTGAGCGAGGCCTTGGTGAGATGGCCGAGAAGTGTAGTGACAAGTGCATAGCGGCAAGCTGTGCCATCAAAAAGTTTCAATCAATAAATCCAAAGGAGAACAGTTATGGATCGCATTGAAGAATACAAAGAAAACCAGATCATTGGGAATCTCAAGCGACTGATCAATGATGAGATATCAAAACGCATTGATCAGATTGTCGAAGCTCAAAAGCAAGAGCCACCCAAAGAGCCATCGATTGACATCGAAGACTATCGTGGTGACATCGAGACAATGATATCAGAGTACATCAACTACAACGTCACCATCAACATCGACGCATAGTTGTGGAAGGTGTGGAACATGTGGAGGATTCTCACATGTATATCAACTTCAACTCTCTCAACTCTCTCAACAACTAGGGTGACAACCCTGACAACCATTACAAGTTACGCCGCGTCACAAAGCAAAGTGACGTAGCGTAACTAATGTATTAGCTACTAAAGTACTGCATACTTGCAGCACTAACAACAATCCACGGAGAACAACAATGGATGTAAGCGTATTCAAAGTCGTCGATATACAAGAGCTAATCGACGTTCACACTGGTGGCATGGAGTTTGTCACTCGAACATTCGTAATCAAAGATGAAGATGGAAACATTCATCGATTCAAAATCTTTGCCGATAACAAACGCAACCTAACAACAAGCACATTCGAGGAGAACATTCATGCTTGATATGACAAACGACTGGTCATTCCCAGTAGAAATGCAGCCCGTGTTCGACATGCACGGCAATGAAATCAACGGTCAACAGTGCGTCATGCGCACTGATACCAACCAAGTCTTGGGTGTACACGGCAGTAGATACAAAGCTGTCAGCCACGACGATGTTGTCAATTCCATCCTCGATGGGGTGACACAAGCTGACTTGTCGAGTGACTACACCGTAGATGTTGAGGTGCTAGAAGATGGGCGCAAGCTACGCGGCCAGATTCTATTCAATGATTTAACAGTTGAACCTGCTGTTGGTGACTACACCAAGTTCAAAGTAGACTTCTTCAATAGCTACGATGCATCTTGGTCTTTCTCTCAGGCAGCAAGTGGCCTTCGCTTATGGTGTCTCAATGGATGCACAACACCTGATGCAGTAGCTAAGTCACGTTACAAGCACACTGCGTCTATCAACGTAGAGGGCAGCGCAAACAAAATGATCAATGGTTTGCAACACTTCATGTCACGCAAAGAAGTCTGGCAATCATGGATGGCAACGCCGCTTGCCGATGCACAGGTAGAAAACTTCTTTAAGAAGACAGTAGCTAAAGCATTCACACGACAACAACAGATCAGCAAGACAAACGAGAAGCAGTTAGAAAACTTGCTTGGCATTTGGGCTGATGAAAGCAGCAACCTCGGGCGTAACAAGTGGGCGCTGTACAATACGCTAACGTATTGGGCAACGCACA